AACCATTATCAGAAGTAAGTGCAAAGATACAGGAATGGGATAATAACCCTAATAGTGAAAGATATGGATTTCCTCAAATATATCAACTGATGCTGGAATTAGCAGACACATCTACCATAACGATAAATGTGCATTATAGCAGGATAATCCATATTCCTGGGCAATTACTTGAAGGTGAAATAGAAGGTATGCCTAGGCTTGAAGCAGTGTTTAACAGATTATTAGACCTTGAAAAGGTAGTTGGTGGTTCCGCAGAGATGTTTTGGCGTGGTGCCAGGCCAGGATTTAAAGGTATTGTTTCAGAAGGATATGAAATGTCAAAAGAAGACGAAGCTGAACTTCAAAAGCAATTAGATGAATATGAACATGGTTTGCGAAGATTTTTGGTAAATAGAGGTGTGAACATTGATGCATTAGCCCAACAGGTATCCGATCCAAGAAACCATGTAGATGTTCAATTGCAGATGATTAGTGCTGTAACTGGAATTCCTAGAAGGATATTAACTGGTAGTGAACGTGGTGAGTTGGCATCTACTGAAGATAGGAATACTTGGCTTTCCATGATACAGGAACGCAGAGAGGAATATGCTGAACCAGTCATATTAAGGCCTTTTATAGATAAATGTATAGAGTTTGGTGTTTTGGCCAAGCCTAAAACTGACTATACTGTTCAATGGACTGACCTGTGGGCAGCCAGTGAAAAGGAATTGGCAGATATAGGACAGATTAGAGCAACTGCACTTAAAGACTATCTCATGGTTCCTGGTGCAATGGACGTAATACCTCCAGATGTATTCTATGAGAAGTTTTTAGGCCTAGGCAGAGATCAAATAGACCTTATTAAGGAACTTCAACTAAAGGGCATAGATGAGGACATACGTGGTAGTGCTACAGAAGAAGAAGAGGAGTTATTAGATGAGTCTTCAAACGTTGAGTGAAAATGAAAAACGTACCTTGATAACTAGATATGACCCAACAAGGACTACCACATTACGAAATCAGTTTGCCAGGAATATGCGTGGTAGGTTTGATAGAATATGTGCAAAGATAAACAAAGCTATAATTGAACAGGATTGTTTTGGCATGCTATCAACCTATCAGGATATTCCACCTAGAAGGGCATATGATTTTCCTAGGAGTCAAGATAAGATAGCTGAATTCTTGAACTGGTTACAGGAGCAAATTGACAATGATATTCTTGAGGTTATACCAGGTGCACAGTTAGGACAGGCCATAGAACGTGCTTGGACTAATAAGTTTATACAGAGTGCATTTCAGAAAGGCATCTATATGGCCAGACAGGAATTAAAACGAGCAGGATATCCTATACCAGACAATTTGCCAGAAATAGATGTAATCTTTAATTCTCCCTTCTACTTAGAAAGAGTGGGTTTGGTGTTCACCAGAACATATACTGACTTAAAGGGAATAACAGATGCTATGGCCAGTCAAATAAGTAGAGTATTAGCTCAAGGAATGGCTGAAGGTAGAAATCCAAGAGAAATAGCCAGAATGTTAACTAAAACAATAACAGGCCCTTCAGGAGATTTAGGACTAACAGACATATTAGGCAGATTTATTCCAGCTAAGAGACGTGCAGAGATGTTAGCTAGGACTGAAATAATAAGAGCACATCATTTAGCTAAAGTACAGGAATATCGTAACTGGGGAGCAATAGATGTGAAGGTAAAGGCTGAATGGGTTACTGCTGGATATAATGTCTGTGATAAATGTGCAGCGTTAGAAGGAAAGATATTTGAATTAGATGAAGTGGAAGGTATGATACCATACCATCCTAATTGCCGATGTACGATAGTGCCAGTTGAAACAGAAGAGGAGAGTGAATAAAATGCCTTGGACAGTAGACGATGTAGAGAGATTTCATAAAGGATTAACTGATCAGGAGCTTGAAATCGATGTAGTAGTTCGAATTCCTCCAATAAGAGAACGCTCTGTAAGAGTAAAAGTTAAAACTGTAGAAAAGAAGGAGAGATAGGAATGGCACAGATAAATATGAGTGGGCAGTATGCAACCACCGAAAAAGAAAAAAGGCAATGGGTGGAAGTAGCTAATTCGGTGCTTGAACGCTGTCTGAAAGAAGGCAAAGACCAAAACACATGTGAAGTGTCAGCCATTAAACAGGCCAATGGCGTAGTAGGTAACAACAGTTATTCACTTATTAATACCAATGCAGGATACACTATATCAGTTAAGAAACATGAAGGTGAAAAACACCTAGTCGTTCCTGTGGTTATGATGGTTGAAGGTGTGCATAATGGAAGTCATGGGCCTTTGTTCCATCCAGCAACTGAACTTGGCAAATTTCCAGAAGTGTGGAATGGTATACCTGTTATAGTGAGACATCCTCAGAAAAACGGTATGTATGTATCTGCCAACTCTCCAGATATAGTGGACGAACAGGTTATTGGTAGAGTATACAATACTCGTATGGAAGACGGCAAACTTAAAGCTGATGTATGGATCAATGAAAACAAAGCCATTAAGGTTTACCCAGAGATATTAGGTTATTTACATTCAGGTAAACCAATTGATGTCAGTGTTGGTGTATTCACTGAAGATGAACTTACTCCTGGAGAATGGAATGGTGAACAATATATAGGAATTGCCAAAAATCACAGACCAGACCATTTGGCATTGCTACCCAATGAAAAGGGAGCATGCTCACTCGAAGATGGCTGTGGTTTAGGAATAAATAAGAAGGGAGGAGATGAGGAAAGTGTGATTGAAACTTATAGACTGTCTTACAAAGGAACCGAAAGCACTGAGTGGCTATCTCACCAGCTTTACAGGATTTTGGTGTTGATGGTAGGTGGGAAGATTTACCAAGAGAGGAACGAGCCAGAATAGCTGCTCATTTCTTAATTGGAGATGCTGATGCACCTACATTTCAGGACTTAAAGTTTCCAGTAGTAAATCCTAAAACTGGTAAACTTAATGAACGTGCTTTAAGGGCAGTTATTGGTGGTAGAGGATCACAAGTTAAGGGGGTGAGTGATGAGGAGCGAAAACGAGCAAGGCGACAGGCATATAGATTGCTTGTGGAAGAATTTGATGTAGACTTGGAAATTCCACCAATGTCTGCATTAAAAGAAAACAAAAAAGGAGGTAGAAAAATGGAAGAGAAAGTTAAACTTCTAATTCAGTCTGGCAAATTCGATGAGAAGGACGCAGAATGGTTAGGCACTCTTCAAGAGGAACATCTTGATAAGTTAATAGACCTAACTAAAGCAGAGCCAGCTAAGATTGAGGTGAATAAGGAAGCCGTGTTAGAAGAGTTGAAGGAGCA